ATTATTCCACCCCCTCCGTTGCTTCTTTCCACGTCGCCGATTTCTTCAATTCAGCGCTCACCGAAAGCGTTTGGGCTGCGTTGTAGTCGTGGTGCTGCACCTTCACTTTCTTCACGTCGTTGAGCTTTGTCCCGTGCTGCACGCGCCAGCGCGTCACCACGTCGGGAGTGATGGTGATGGAAGCGTTTTCCCCGCTTGTCGTTGTCCCGCCCGCCTCGGCGAGCACCACGATGCGCCCGTCCTGCGGCTTGAGGATTCCGCCCGCCTGCCGGACAACCCGGAGGAGGAATGAGGTGTCGCTTTCGTTCGTCTGGTCAAGGTGCGGGATCTGGAGGCTTCCAATCTCATCCGCCACGGATGCCTGGAGCCCGTTCCGCTTTGCCACGGCGTTCACGATTTCAGCGACCGTCGTGTTGTCGTAGGAGGCCGAGCGCCGGGTGACGAGCGACTTGGTGCCCTTGAAAGAGTCGGCAGTGAATGGCGTCGAGCTGCACCGGACGGAGAGCGTATCGGGCGGCCCCTCGATTTCGATTTCGTCCACCACAAAAGCATTTGCCACCCGGACAAGGGCGTTGCCGTAGCCAATCCAAACTTCGATCCGGTCGCCCCGCTGCGGGATGGGTAGGAGCTTCTCGCCGTCACGCGCGCAATCGAGCGTCAGGCTGAGCGAGTCGCTCTGCTCGTCGGTGGAGTCCACCACTTCAAGCAAGAGCAGCCGTGGCGCGTAGTCTGTCGTGAGGTCGCTCCCGTTGGAAAGGATGCGGAATTGCGGCGTCATGCGTAAAGGATCGGCGTGCTGGCCGTCACGTCCTTGAGCGGCTTCTCGGGCAGTTCGAGGATGAGCCCGGAGGGCAGCGTCGGCCCGTAGTCCGCAAGCCCAGGGTTAAGCGCCAGCGTCTTTTCGAGCACCTGCTTCTCGGTCGTGTCAAAAACGCGCCAGAGGATTTCGTCTAGCATTTCGCCGTCTTTGGTCCGGTATTGCATGGCCTAAACAATTGACGCCGCGAGGTTGGAAATTTTGGTGAGCGCCTGCTGGAACGGCCCAGCTCCGTCGTCGTATTTCTTGAGCGCCAGATTGAACTCTGTCCGCCTTGGCTGCCCGTTTGGCGCGAAAAAGGTGCCCGTGTCGCTGATTTCGGTGATGACCCAGCGCCCCAGCACAAGCCCGGTCCCCGCAATGAGGAGCAGGGGCTTGCCCCACTCGGCCATGAGCCGAAGGCGCGCCACGTTGGCCCGCGTGCCGGTAAAGGGCGGGATGAGGGTTCCCCGGAGCTGGATGACGGGCGTATTCGGTCCGGTGAATTGAAGGCGGGGGAGCTGGCCAACACGGCGCTGCTCGGCCCAGTCGTAAGAGTGAGAGCGGGTCAGTTCCTCGTAGGCCGCGGTGGAAACGCTGAACGGGAAAAACCCGAGAATCATTTGGACGCTCATGGGGTGCTAGGCACAAGGACGTTGTTCTGATCGAAGAGGGGCTTGCGTAGGTTCTCGCGAAGTTTGCGGGCGATTTCGTCCCCGTTGGCTCCCGGCGCGTTGATTGTGACGCTGACGTTGTTGTTCATCGTCCCCGCCCCCGGCGCGAGCCGATTCATTTGGTCCTGCGAGATAAGCCCGAGGCCCGGCGCGCCTGCCATCCCCATGTAGGCGCTTGCGGCCCCTGAAGGGGCGCTTGGAATGTATTTGCTCACGTCCGGGATGAGCTTTTCAAGCTTGTCCGCAAACGAAACAAAGGGGTCAATGAGCCACGACTTAATGAAGCCGCCGATTGCTTTGAGCTTTTCGCCAATCCAGTCGAATGCCGGTCCCCACGCTTCTTTGAAGATCCCCGCGGCCTCGCGGATGATGTCGGCAGTTGCCTTACCCCACTCGGAAACCTTGGCCTGCACCTTGTTCCAGTTGTTGTACAGCGCTACGACTGCAATCGCGACCGCCTCAACAGCGAGGCCCCAAGGCCCGAAGGCGGCAAAGATGGGCGTGAAGTTGGCAATGGTGAGCGTCGCTGCGAGTCCACCCCAGCCGCCCACAAGGTCTTTGACAGCGGACACCACTTTCCACACGCCCCCGGCAAACTCGCCGAATTTCTGAGCTATTCCGGGAAGCTCCACGAGGAAGTTTTTGACCGCCGGGAGAAGCTCTTTTTCAAGCGTCTGCCCAAACTCTGTTGCCCATTTCCGAATATCGTCGTTGTGCTCGGTGAGGAATTTGGTGATGGCTTCCCCGACGCGGGTGATTGCCGGGGCAAGCCCAAGCGCAATGGTGTTGCGCGTGCCTTTGAGGGCGATGTCCAGCGTGTCCATGCTGGCGGCCATTGCGCCCACCTTCTCGTTGCCTTCTTTGTCCAGCACGTAGCCGAGCGTTTTCGCGCGCTCGAGGTAGCCGTCCCACTCGGCGCGCCCCATGTGGAACACGGTGGCAAGGTTGGAAGCGGACTTCCCGAAAAGCGCCTGAACCATTGCCGCTTGGTTCATCTTGCCCGAGTAATTCTTGAACTTGTCCGCGACGATGGCGATTTGCTGCCCGAGCGGAAGCGCCTTCAGTTTCTCTTGGGAGATGCCAAGTTCGTTCAGCACCTTGATCGTTTTCTCGCTACCCTCCTCGATGGAGGCCGAGAATTTGGCGAAAGACTTATTGAGTTTTTCGTCCCCGATTCCAACGGTGGCGGCCATGACCTGCCACTGTTTCAGGCTGCCCGTCGTAATGTTAAGCGCCTCGGCGGTGTCGCCCAAATTATCTTCTGCGTCGATGAAGCCTTTGGTGAGCTTCCAAACCGCGTAACCCGCAGCAGTTGCTGCCGCCGTAAAAAGCAGCATCCGGTTGCGGGCGCCGCTGAATGCTTCCCCAGCACGCGCCAAGCGTTGCCCGACGTGCTGCGCGGCGTCACCAAGCCGCCGGAAAACGCGCCCCACGGAGTCGATGCGGTCGCTCCGCTGCTGGAGCCGCTGCATTTCCGCTTCGAGCTTGGCGAGCTGCTCGGTCGCCTTGCGCTCTTCCTCAGTGAGCTTTTTGACGTTCAGCCCGGCGGCTTTTGCCTGAGTTGTGATTTCGTTCAGCGCTCGCCGCTCGGCGAGCGCCTGCTTCATTGCGGCGGCTTCAAGTTTCTGCGCCCCTCGAACGTCGGCCTTGTCGCCAAACTTCCGGGAGAGTGCAACGGACTCCTGCGCTTCATTGAGTGCTTGCGATGCCGCAGAAAACCGCGAGCGCGCCCCGACAACGCTGGAAATGAGATCCCGCTGGCCACGAGCTGCGGCAACGGTTTTCCCCAGCGCCTCAATGTCCCGCTTTACGCCGCCAAATACGCCCTTAAACGACTGCTCAAGTTTGGCGCCGATTGAGATGGTGGCGGAAAAATTGCGGTTGGCCATAAATCACTGAGGCTTGGGCACTAAAACAACCCATTCCCGAAGCTCGGAAATAGAAAGCCGCTCTAATTCTGAGAGCGGCCATCCGGTGAAATTTGCAAGGAAGAGGATGGCCCGGCGGCACTCCTCATCCGACATCAAAAAAAACTATCCAATGCCTCGGATGCCTTCACAAAGTCAGCCGCGCGAAGTTCAAGAAGGTCGTCTGGCGACCACCCCGTGAGGGACGCGAGAAGGTGAAGCTGCTGCGTGTCCTTGTCTGGAGCCGCCTTCCGTGCCGAGAACACGTCCCGAGCGGAGGGGTTGCGAACACGGAGCGTGCTTAGCGCCGCCCCGTTGATGCTGACGGGGTGATCGAGCTGAACGTCGAGGTAGTCAGGAGCCATTGGTTGTCTTGGTTGGTTGGTTGGTTAGTTCAATCCGAGCGCGGTGCGCACCGAGGTAAGGCGGTCCACGCCGTTCACAACGCGCTTCATGTTCACGACGTCGATGTTGTGCACCTCCTGCCCGTTCTGCGTGTAGCGGTAGGCCCGGACGCTCACCTTGAGGGTGACGCCCGCTTTTGCGCCTGGAGTCACGTCGTCATGTTGGAGGTCGTCCAGCGTGCCTTCCATCATCACCTCCACGGGTTCGATGGTCCCGTTGAGTGATTCCAGCGCGCCCCGGAAGACGAACATTTTCGGAGAGCCCGGCCCGACGCCCCAGAGGCCCGCCACGTCGCGGTTCCAGTTGGACATCTTGATTGTCGATTCCATTTTCTCCATGCCCATGTCGAGCGCCACCGGCGCGTCCATGCCCCCGGCCCGGTAGTCTTCGAGCTTGAGGGTGAGGGCGGGGAGCTGCACGGAATCGACGTTGCCAGCGTAAACTCGCCCGTCGATGAACATCGCAAAGTTTTTGAGGATTTGAGCGGCTGCGGGCATAGGTCAGGGAAGATTAGGAGACAACGAGGTCAGACAGATAGTTGTTGGTGAGGAGCGACTGGAACGTGATGTTTTCCGCCGGGTAGGGCGGGGTGAACTCAAAGTTGAAGTACACCTTGCCCTGGGTGATGTTTGCCGGAGTGTTGAGCGTGGGATCCGCCCAGCAACGCCCGCCGAGGATCGCCCCAAGCGCCTGCAACGTGCGGAGGTAGCCGTTCACGCTCTCCACCACGTCCCGGAGGTACGTTTTAGAGATCGCCCGGTCCACGGCCCAGAGGTGAGCGCGGAGGATCGAGTCGTTAATCATGTCCGCCGTCCGCCGCACGCAAAGGAAGGCGAATTTCGGATCGCTGGACAGTGAGCGGTTGCCCCAAACCCGGTAACCGTTCTGCCTGATGATCGTGCAAACGTTCTGCGAGTTGAGGATGTTCGCCCGGCTGTTCACGTCCCCCAGCACAAAGTCAATCGCGCGCTTGGTGCCGGTGATGCCGAGGATTTCCTTGTTTGAAGGCGACCACCAAAACCCAAAATCGTTGTCCGTCTTGGCAACCACCCCGGCCACGTAGCCAGAGGCGTAATCGTAACCGACAGAGCCGTCGGTGTTCAAAATCTGTACACCGGGATCCACGAGCAAAATGCGCGAGGAGCCGAAGTTGCCAGCGTAAGCCTGCGCGGCTGCGTCCGTGGTGTTGGGACCGTCCGCCACGATGACCGCGCGCAACCGGTCGGCGATGGAGACCATCGCAGTGAGGCCCGCCGCCTGATGCGTGAAGCCGGGGGCGCAAAGGATGCGCGGCACAACTCCGAGCTGGGATTCTGCGCCGAGAAGGGCCTGCATTCCGAGGTATTGGCCGGAGCCGTTGACGGACCCGATGACGTTGGTCAGCGTGCCTGCGCTGGTGTCAGAGCCGCCTGCTTGCGCCACACGCACCACAACTACAACGGCGCCTGCCTGAGCAAAAATGGCGTTGAGCGCGGCAGGCAAAGTGCCGCCGGTTCCTAGGCGAGCTGCAAGGGCGCGGTCAGCGGGAACAAGAACGGGCGTATCAAGCGGGAAAGCCTGGTCTTTGCCGTCGCTGAGGAAAGTAGAAGCCTGCGTGAGCACCACGCCAGCGCCAGAAGATCCCGCAACCGCCGTCGGGGTGACAAGGGCCGTCACCGCCGAGTTGGAGTTAAGGTTGGTCAGGAGCGCGGTAGCGGTTGTGGTTGCCGTGCCGGTCCCGTCCGTGGCAAGGGAAATGGAAATGAGGTTGGTCGCGCCGGTTGTCACCGTCACAGCCAGCGAGGCCGAATTGGTTCCAGGGTTGAAAATGCGGATGGCGGTGTTATTGCCAATGATACCGGCGGTTGCTGCCGTAAATTTGATGCCGTTGTTGGTTGCTGCGGCCCCTACCGTAAGCGAGGCAGACGTTGCGGCTTCGGCGTTCGGGGCAGTCCCCACGAGCCCGATGATGGCGCTGTTGACGGTGCGTATCGGGCGAGGCCCCGAAGTGATTTCGGTGACCTGTACGCCGTGGAGAAATTGGTCAGGCATGGTGCAAAATTAGGAGTGGGACGGGTGCGCGTCTTGTGCGTTTTCTTCTTTTGCGACTGGGCGGCGGGCAAGCATCTGCCAAAGTTTGATTCGGTCTGTCTCGCACGCCTGCGAGCGCGCGTCGAGGTTGCGGATGTGCTCGTCCATCGCGTCCATCCGAGCGTCGCGCTCTTTCTGGAAAAGCTCGTTTGCGGAGCGAAGAGCCGCCGCCGCCTCGCTTGCCTGCGTAGACATCGTTTTTTGAAGCCAGACAATCGCCACCACAAGGACCGCTACAAGCGGCCCCTGCGCGGTGATCGTGTGGAGGATGTCCGGCGAGGAGGAAGCGGCGGGGTCAATCATTTCTTCTTTTCAGGAATCAAAACAGCGGCGGCGGCGGCGACACCAGACCCGGCAAGGCTGATTGCCTTGAAAGTTTCAGTGGGCACGTGAACGCCAACAAGGCCAAGAAAGGCGGCGATTCCGGCCCAAGAGGACGGTTCGGCGAGGCGAGATAGAAGTGCTTTCATTTGTTAGATGGTTGGAGGTTCCGGCCAGATAACCGCCGCCGGGTCGGTTGTTTGCGTGAGGATTCCACGCAAAAGAGCGCGATAAGGAGCAAACGCCGAGCGGGTTTCTTCGTCTACGTCTGCAAGTTGCGTCCAATCGCAGTCCGCAAGAAGCGCCTTTGCGCGGGCCTTCACGCCGTCAACCGTTGGGGCTGAAGGGCGCGGCTTCACTGCAACCGGGCGCCCGTCAGCGTCAGGATGAATTTCTTTTCCAGAAGACTGCGCCTCAAGAAGTTCAGAGTGCTTTTCCTCTGAGATTTCAACCGCATCATCTGGCACAAGCGAGCCAGCTTTGTTTTTGATTCCGTGAATCTCTTCGGAGAAAAACCCGCCTGTGCTTGGTGAGTAGTATTTAGTCATTTTCGTTTTTAGTAGCCGAGAGCAACCCAGAAAATTGGCCCACTGGAATCGTTTCCATTTGCCAGAAGGATTTGTGAAGTGCTGACCACATTCGCGGCTAGCGAGTCAACAATGGTATAGCTTGAGTTTTTGTAAGTGGCCATCACGCCAATAACAGCGCTCGGAAACGTAACCGGCAATGAAACTGTGAGCGTGCTGTTTGCTGCCGGAAAGCTTGTTCCCCATTGAAAAATTAGCCCGCCGGGAATTTTCTGATAGCCAGACGCTGCAAGTAACTGGTTGCCGGTAAAATCGGTCAATGCAACTTTAAGCGCGTCCGCTGTATCAACGTATTGCTTAGTAGCTGCATGAAGTGTTGAAGTTGGCGCACCCGAAAGCAAAAGGAACCCTGTCATGGTGTCCCCGGCCTTGTTCAGCGGAGTGTATCCAAGTGCCGCTTGGCACGTGGAAATGAGTCCATCCACGTAGGCCTTTGTGGTGGCGTGCAGGTTAAGCGTGGGGGCACCGGAGAGCACCAACGGACCTGTCATCGTGTCCCCAGCCTTCGCGACGTAGAGGTTGATTGCGCCGTTGATGAGCGCAATATCAACGTTTGAAAGCAGGTAGGCTTTGATGCACGGCAGCAACGAAACGTTGATTGGGCGAGTTTCCGCGCCTCCAAGCGGTTCGACGTTGCCCGGCCCCTGCGTTGCGCCACCGGCTTCCCAGTCCGCGAGCGTTGCCGTGGTTGGGCTGGCGCCGTTGACAATGTTGGCGAACGTCGCAAACCGGTGCGCGTGGCTCTTGAAATCGTCTGCCTGCGCCGTTGCAAACGCGCGGCCTGTGAACGTAAGAGAGTTTCCCGTGATGGTCGCCGTCGCCGCAGCGGAGAGCACGATGGTCGTGCTGTTGGTGATGCTGGCAATGGTTGTCCCGTTCGGGATGTTCGTGCCGGAAACCGGCTGGCCCACGTACATCGTGGCCGTGCTCGAAAGCCCGGAAATAGTGGCGCTGAGGTTTGTCTGGTTGCCGGTGAAAACCGAAATGTCACGTCCAGCGCCGTGATCCCAGCCGCGAAGGAATCGGCCACGAAGGTCTGGGAGATTAAACGTGGTGGAGCCGTCGCCTGTGCCGTAGGTGGTCCCGATTCTTGTAAAAAGGGCCGAGTAAGTCGTCCGCGAGACCGCCGAGCCATCACACTCTAGGTAGCCGGCCGGGGCGGTGTTTGCTGCGAAGAAGTGCACTGTTCCAATGGGCACGGAATCCACTCCGGAGCGGCTGTCCACGTATTGTTTGGACGCGGCATGAAGCGAAAGAGTGGGGTCGCCGGAAAGCGTGAGCGGCCCCGTCATTGCAACGCTGCCGTCGCGCTTAATGAAGTTTTGCCCCAGAACCCAGCTTTGAGACGCCATGACCACAGACGGGTCAATGAGGAGTGTCACCGCCGCCGTGTTGGAAACTTGGAAAATAAAACGGATGACAAGGTCAGCGGCCGTCCCTGAAGCCACCACCGGCTTGAAGGTGTCGGCGTAATTTGCGACCGCAAACAGGTTTCCAGTAAGGTCTTTGAGGCCCGCCTCGCGAATTGTCCACCCGCCGACGCTGCTTGGAATAACCGCCTCCGCGATTATGTAGTTCGGGTTCAGCGGATCGACTGAAACCGAATTGAGTGAAACCGAATGGACTTGGTTCACAAGCGCGGTCTGCAATGCGCTCGGAGTAGTCGCAGAGCCGTTTCCGTCACCGACGACTAGGGTGCTGAGCTGGACCGTTGTCCCGCCAGAAATGGCAGAAGCAAGGGCGGCCTGCCCGTAATTTGTGACGAGCGTTTGATATGTTGCGGGCATAGGAGGTCAGGGAATCAGAGTGCGGAAGGCCAAGGCGGCAGGAGCGTGACAACGGGCGGGTTTTCGAGGTCAGCAAGCTGTTGAGAGAGGCTGCTTTCGATGGCAGCGACGTTTGAAATCCGCGCCTTCACCCATTCGACAACCTGCGCTTCAGTGAGGTTTTCAAACTCGGTAAACGGGGTGAGGTCATTCACGGGAAGCAAAACAGAACCGTAAGCGCTAACCACGTGCTGGGAAGTTTCTGACTCAAGCAACGCGCGCCAATGAACCGTTTTGACCACGTTCTCCTTTCCCTCAAATTCAGGAAGGACTTCCATGTGTTCGATGATCCAGCGCGCGCTCATTCAGTACCTCCTTCTTTGGGCGTCTCTTCAGAGGGCTTCGGGGTTTCGTCCGGAACAGGAATGATTTTCGACTGGAGCAGTTCAGCGCATTTTCTGAGTTGTTCGTGGTGGTCAGCCGTCAGCGGAGCCAAGCGGCTTGCGTTGTATAAGTTGTTGAGCGCAATCTGTTCGTCTTTCATAAAGTTAAGCGGCTGCAATGGTTGTGACTGTGCCAGATGAACCTCTGTATTTCAGCGCGCCGGATTCAACATAAAGCTGCCCCATCCCAGCGGGCGAAGTTGTGGGGGCAGTGCCGTTCATGATAGCAAGCACCCCGGCGGCATTTGTTCCAAAGGTTGCAATGCCAAAACCAAAGTTTTTACTGCTGGTAATTCGGAATGCTGTAGCAGTGCTTGCCGCTTGGGCTACATTAAACTGAAGCCCTGAGTTTCTAGTTGCGCCAGTGGTATAGTCGCCTTCTGCAATCGCTCGAATTGATCCGCCTGCATAGGCGGTTGCTGCATCTGTTCCAATTTCAAAATCAATTCCAGTGCCTTGGTTGATTCCAACAACCCCAAGATTGCGAACCAATAAGGCTGCAATTTGATTGTTGTCGCTGTAGCTGACAACAGATTGCCCATTGAATGCCACCGCAAAATGTCGCCCCGGCCCGGTGGTGCCTGTTGCAATGAAACGCCCGTATGCTGAGGGGTTGGATGTGCCAATCCCAACGTTTCCTGCATCGATGCGAATCCACTCTGAGCTGTTCAACATGCTCGAGAAAACAAGCGGAGCGGATGAGCCCGATGCTAAATTTTGTCCAGATTGTATGTAATTTGCCGTGTTGTTTCCAATCACCAACCTTATCGCACCAGATGTGCCAGTGGATAATTGGTTTCCAATAATTACATTACCGACAACCCCTAATGCGCCAGCAGGCGAACTTGTCCCAATCCCCAGCGCTGAAACGTTGTTGAGCTGTTGCCCGTTGAACGAAACCGGCCCAGCGGGCGCCGTCATCTGGTCAAGCCGACTTGCGCGCACGGCAGAATTGAAAAGGCCTTGGTAGTTTCCAACTCCGGGAAACGCCAATTCAAAAATGTAGTTGTCGGGAACCGGGTAAGTTCCAATGGAAGGCAGTTGGGAAAGTTTCGAATCGAGCGCCATAATTATTCGAGCGAGCGGAATGCGTCGTTTTCAAGCAAACGATACCCGCCATCCTCGGTAAGGCGCGCGGGAAGCTTGAGCGGATAGATTGAGGAAACGCTCCTGGAGTGCACTGCCAGAGCAAAGTAAAGCCCCAGCGACTTCACCAAGTTTGTCACGATGTAGGGATAAATGGACGCGAGCAACCCGGAGACCGTGGCCGCTCCAAAATACAGCGCCGATGTGCTTTGGCGCATGGCCTGCACGCCAAGGAGCCATGAGCGCACGTTTTTCACTCGAAGCGCGATTTGCTGCGCGCGCGAATAATCAAGCTGCGCAACGTCCATTGCATTCGAGCGTCCGGGGTCAATCCGGATCCTGAACCTGTACGGCAACGAAATTGGCTCTTCAATCTGCACGTCGTAATTGAGCGGACGCAATGCCGCCTTCAGCGCGCCAATGGTGCCTTTGTGGCGGTGCACCTCAACAGAGGCAGCAATGACGTCGCGCTTCTGCTGTTCGGTCCAAGCAGAATCCCAGTCATCCACGGACATCGCCCACGCAAGCCACGGCAGAAGAGCAACGGGGCACGTCTGCGGGTTCCAAAGGGTCCGAATTGGAACAGGAACGTCTCCCACGCGCGCCGTCGAATTGGACAGCGCCCGCTCTTGCGGTGTTGCGTTGGGTGGCAAGAGGTCCATTAGGAGGCGAGTTGGTAGGTAACGGTGATCCCGGTGCAGTAGGAAGCCTGCTGGCTTGTGATGGAAACGTCACCGGCGATTGATCCGTTGAGGGCCAAAAGCTCGACGTGCTCCACGCCGGAAACTTGGGCAGCCGCATAGATTGCTGACACGCGCACGTCTTGCCCGATCTTGTGCGCCGCAGCCACGTAGGTTTGAAGGTTTGCAAGCGCCTGCGCCTGCACAACGGCGGGGTCTGGCCCGGGGTAAATGTAAAGTTGGACCGTGAGAGAATAGGGCACGATTGCCGCCGACTGGACAACCACCTGATCTGTGAGAGGGCGGACGTCATCCGCGCTCAGTTCGGTTTGGACAGCGGAGATTTCAGCGCTCGTTGCCTGCCCGGTTCCCGAGTTGCTGAGGATTGTTACACGCACCACCCCCGGGCTGGTTTCAGGTGGCCCGGCCACAGCCACGTCAATGATCGACGGCACCTTCAGCGCGTGGAAAACATAAGAGCCTTCTGGCCCGGCGGTGGAAAGCCCTTCGAGCGCCAGGGTGATTCGGTAGCGAAGCGACTCGTCCCCTTCATAAGTTGGATCCACGGGCGGATAGGCCGTTGGGTCGCCCGGATCAAGAACCTTGCGCGTCACGCCAAAAAGCGCGCCGAGGTTTTCGAGGTCGGTCCCCAACGCGTAAGTCAGCATTACCGCCTTTGCGGCGTCGTTCACGCGCTGCCGGAGCAGGGTTTCCCGATAGGCTGCCACTTCGAGAATTTTGTAAGCCGGGTCCGATTCAACGAGGGCCGAAAAGGCAGTGTCGCGCGCTTGAAGGTCTGCCAGCATCGCCGCAAGAACTGCCTCATAGGAAAGCGTTTCGACCACCGTCGGGGCCGGGATTCCGGTGAGGTCAACGGGAGAAAATGAGCCACTCATACAACGATGCCGTCCACAATAACCTGTTCTCCTGTTGAAACGTCAAACGCCTCGAGCAACAGCGTGATGCTTCCCGGTTGGAGCTGCGTTGCGCTCACACGCTGCACGCTGATTCTTGGCTCCCAGCGAATAAGAGCCTCCACCGTGGCTGCGTAGATTTCCAACACCGTGCGCGCGTTGAGAGGCGCATCAATGAGCTGGAAAAGCCGCGAGCCGTAGTCTCTGCGCATGACACGCGTGCCGATTGGGGTCGTGAGGATGTCCCTAATCGACTGGACTAAGTGGGCGAAGCCTTCAAGCGGCTTTCCGGTGTTGGCATCGAGGCCGCGCATCGGAAACGATTAAAGGCTTAGAAGCCCCGGCGGTCTTGTGCG